AGGTGAGTTTATGCACAACACTACAACAGCATCAACATCATTTACAATACAAGGAAATAGTACTTCTGATGTTTTAACTGTAAGGTCAGGTTCAACAGCCGATAGTAATGTAGGTGTAGTTGTATTTAGAGATGGTGGTGCTGAATTTTGTGGTCAAATTACTTGTAATGGTAATACTAATACTGTTTCTTATAATACATCTTCAGATGCAAGACTAAAAAATATTTTAGGAGAAGCAAAAGGTTTAGAAGTTATAAATCAACTAAACCCAGTACATTTTGAATGGAAAAATTCAGGCATAAAAGAAGATGGCTTAATAGCACAAGAAGTAGACCCTGTTGTGCCAAACGCTGTAACACATAATAAAGACAGTGATGTGTATTCTATGGATTACAGTAAATTAGTAACACCACTTATAAAAGCAGTACAAGAACTATCTACAACAGTAGATGAATTAAAAGCCGAAATACAAACTTTAAAAGGAGAATAAATATGGCAATATCTTACACATGGGATTGTAAAACTTGTGATACATACCCAACAAAAAGCGGTAAATCTAATGTAGTGCATACTGTTCATTGGACATTAACAGCTATCGATGGTAGTAATAATGACTCAGATGGCAACCCGCAAACAGCTTCTACATACGGAGCACAAGCAGTAAGTACAGATGATTTATCTAGTTTTATTAATTGGTCAAGTCTTACTAATGCTGATGTGCAAGGCTGGGTAGAAACAGCATTAACTGCTGATAAAGTTACAGCTATGAAAGCAAGCTTAGATGCACAGATAGCTAAAAAAATAACACCAACATCTGTATTAAAAACATTAAGTTAATAAGGAGATAATATGGCGACGAAAAATAAAGAAACAAAAACTGTAGAAATAGAACTGACTCCAGAACAAAAAAATATGCAAGCGCACATCAACAGCTTAACAAAAAAAATACAAGCACATCAATTTGAGATTGAAGAGCTTTTACCAAGTTTGCGAACTTATGAACAAACGTTGGCTAATAGTTTGCAAAACAATGCCAATGATAATCCAAAGGAGGATGAAAAATGATTGTAGAAATAATTATGTGGGTAACAGCTATTGTTACAATAAGCAGTTTAATAGCTGCTAGTACGCCAACGCCAAAGGACGATTTATGGATTGGTAAATTATATAAACTTATTGACATGTTAGCTTTGAACATAGGCAAAGCAAAGGATAAATCGTGAGTTGGTGGAAAAAATTAGTAGACAAAGTTACTGGCACTAAAAGAGTTGAAGTAAGAGCTAGAAATAAAAAAGGACATTATGTTGCTGATGACAAATCGACACCAGATGTAAACGAAGCTTACACAACTAAAAGAGTAAAAAAAGACAAATAATGGCTACAGCAAAAGACGCTTTAAATAAAATAGAATCTCACGAAAGAGAGTGCAGAGCTTTATACAAAAGTATAGATAAGCGTCTTGAGGATGGCTCAAAAAGATTTGACAAATTAGAGAATATGATTTGGGCCGTTTACCCCTTTATAGTAGCAAGCATAGTTTTAGCGAGGTTTATATAATGAATGATGGACAAGAAAGATTTAGCGGAGATATGAGTCGTAACGAGGTTGAGATAGACCTTAATAAATTTATGGCCATGGTACAAGAAATTGGTGAATTAAAAGCTAAGATTATGGAAATGGAAAATGAAAAAGAACCTGATAATCCTTGGCAAAGTTGGATATGGTTTTCTAATATGATTGATGCCTGGAGAATATTTCCAAGAATGTTTTTAACAGTTTATATAGTTCTTCTTTATAAATGCACAATGTGGTTTATGGCTTTGCCAGAACCATCATTTGAACAATCAGGACTTATATCTATTGTTGTAGGTGCGGGCGCTGCTTGGTTTGGACTATATGCAGGAACAGCTAAAGACAAAATAAATAGTAAATAATGGAAGCATTTGACCTTATAGAAAAGGTCGGATTACCTATAGCAGGCGGTCTAGTTATGGGGTACTTTATATTTCTTATTATGAAACAACTTATGGGCAATCTTGTAAGTGATATAAAAGGAATACAAGGTATAACTAAGATGCTTATTACAAGAGCATCAATTATGAATAACGACATTATAAGAATAGATACCTCAGTATCTAGCGCTTTAAATTTAAAACCAGACTTAGATAGAATAGCAAGAGCAGAAAACTTTGTAGAAGACGGCAAGATAGACGCTAGACGTGATTAATGGATATTGTAGTTTTAGTAGAGAAGTTTGGCTTTACAACTATTATGGTAGTTGGTTTAGGTTATTTTGTTTATTATGTTTGGCAAACAATTACTAATACAATAGACCCTGCTGTTTCAGAAATGAAAAAAACAATTATACGACTCACTGACCAACTTCGCCTGTTAGACCAAGATATGATACGATTACAAGAGAAAGTTAATACTGTATTAGAGTTAAATGAAAAGCAAAAAGACAAAAAAGCAACTACAAGAAGAACAAGCTGAAAAAACTTTATTAATGAGACTATTAGTAGTTTTTGGTATTGCTATGTTTTTTGGTATATTCGCACAAAACTTATGGTCTGACCAAATAGTGCACAAGTTTAAATCACCTAGTTTCAACGGTGTAGGCACTAGCTCTCATTATCTTACTATTGAAAACCAAGAGTTCTCAAGAAAATTAACAATTAAAGAAGAAATAAAAGCCTTACAGGATGAAATTAAAAGAGAAAAAGAAAACTCTACACTTGCACGATTTATGCGTAATCTTGAATCAAGGGTGTATGCAGAACTATCAAGACAGTTAGTAAATAATCTATTCGGAGAAACTCCACAAAGTTCTGGGACCATTACTTTAGAAGGCAATACAATAGAGTACACAAGCGACGGCGTAACATTAACCCTTAAAATAACCGAAGCAGATGGCACAGTTACCGAAATCACAATACCTATTGGTACTTTTACTTTCTAGTTGCTCTACATTTGACCAACTTGAAGACACTTATGAGCATAGGTTTTCTGCTCATAATGTTGTAAATATCCAAGATTTACAATCTACAGAGCTGAAAAATGTATCAATTCCAAAAGTTAGTCCAGTTGTAGCTGTATATCCGACAGCTTTTACCGACCAAACTGGCCAAAGAAAAAGCAACAGTGAGTTTGCTTTGTTTAGTACCGCAATAACTCAACAGCCTAATGCTTTACTTATCAGAGCTTTAAAACACGCTGGTAATGGTCAATTTTTTAGAGTAGTTGAACGGGTAGGACTAGACAATCTAACAAAGGAAAGACAGCTGATTCGTAGCGCTAGAGAGCAAGCAGCCAGTGAAGAAGAAAAAAAGAAAGCACTTAGACCTTTGTTGTTTGCTGGTATTTTAATAGAAGGAGCGGTTATATCTTATGAATCTAATTTAGAAAGTGGTGGTTCTGGAGCCAGATATTTAGGCGTGGGCAAAAGTGTGATGTATCGTGAGGACAACATAACTGTAAGTTTACGCATGGTGTCAGTAGCTACAGGAGAAGTGTTATTAGAAGTATTAAGCCAAAAGACTATATTTAGCTACGGAAAATCTGAGGATATATTTAGGTTTATTGAGGCTGGAACCGAGCTAGTAGAAGTAGAAATGGGTAATGCAAGAAATGAATCATCAACCATAGCTTTGATGAAAGCTATAGAAGGAGGTGTGCTAGAAATCGTAAATGATGGTTATGAAAAGGGTTTCTGGATTTTACAAAACAATAACCAAGGAGTAGAATTAAATGATGAAATTGAAATTAATGAGCCTGATTGTGATGCTGACTGCGTTGACAACATACGCGGCTGATAATGAAATATATGTAGACCAATCTGGTACAGGTGCAAACATAGACCTTGAACAACTAGGTATATCTAATATTATCGGCGGTTTAAACTCAACGGCTGGTAGTTTAAATGCCTTTGATTTAGACGGAAATAGCATGACACTTGATATTAATATGATTGGAGCTACCAACAAATTTCTTGGTGATATATTCGCTGATAATTTCACAGGATTTTATGAATTTGATGGTGGTACTAATTCATTTACTATCCAGGTTGACCCAACAGATACTTACAGCTCAGATGGCTCTAATCAAAATGTAGATGTTACAGGAAGCGGAAATACTTTTACTTTAAATCAAGGTACCTCAGCACTTGCATCACAGCTTGATTTAGATTGGATTATTCAAGGCTCTAACAACACAATAACTTCAAACATAAACATAGATGGAGCTACAAATTATATGGACATAGACGGGTCCGATAATAATGTTACATATACTGGAACTGGAGTAGCAGCTAGTGCAGGTGGATATTTCTACCTTGACCACACAGGAGGTTCAAGAACGTTTAATATCCAACAACTGAGTACCCTTGACAATGACTGGCTTAAAATCATATCCATTTCTGGCACTGCTGCTTCTACTGTTTGTGTCGTTCAAAACGACCAAGGCACAAGCACAAGCTGTTGATATTGGAGACATATCTGAATTAAATGGCACGGCACAAATTGTCAGAGATAAGCCATACGATGCAGATTTAAAGTTTGCTATTCAAAGCAATGATGAAGCTATAACCAAAAATGGCCGTATGGCTATAACTTTTCTTGATGATTCAACCGTAAAGCTAACTGAGCACTCACAACTTTTAATAGATGAATACATCTATGACCCTGACCCAAGCAAAGCTAAAATGGCTCTTACCTTTGGTCTTGGTACAGCTAGGTTTATTACTGGCAACCTAAACCGCATAGATAAGCAGAACATATCTCTAAAAACACCTACTGCAAATATAGCAATTAGAGGAACGGATTTTACTGCAACCGTTGATGAACTTGGGCGTAGTCTAATTATTCTTTTGCCAGATGCTTTTGGTTTGTCTAGTGGTGAAATAGAAGTAGTCACTGCTATGGGAACTGTTTTGCTGAATAAACCCTATGAAGCAACTACAGTGAGTGTATTTGAATCAGCTCCCACAAAACCAGTTATATTAGATTTAACTTTAGATGTTATTGATAACATGCTTATTGTTACACCTCCGAAAGAAGAAGCAGTTATTGAAGAAGAAACTACAAGCACGCAAACTGAAAGCGTATTAGATTTTAATGACCTTGATATAGATTATTTAGCAGACGATTATTTAAAAGATGACAGTTTAGAGTTTACAGAGCTTGATATTAATTACTTAGATGTAAACTATCTTGAAGATTTGCTAAATGTATTAGATGCTTTAGCTATAGACGAAGACGAAGACGCTTTAGCGCAAGCCACTAGCACACAAATATCTGGCACTTTACTAGGACGAGACCCTGATACACAAATAACAACTCTTATAACAGGTAATTTAATTAGTATGCGAAGACAGATAAATGAAAGCGTAAGGGTTGACTTAAACGGTTCTAACGCTTATACAGTAATATTAATACAGGATGGTATATCTAATGTTATTAAAATAAATGGAGGCAGCGATAGTATTATTACTATCACTCAAAGTGATTAAATGAAGCGACTATTATTACCTATAATTATAATACTGTCTTTACCATTACTATTTCAAAGCACTCCAACAGAAATATTAAAACTAAAAACTTTTGATTCATTAATACAAACGCCCGAACAATCTGGCAATTTTGTCATACTTAACATAACCGAAACAGATGTAGAGCGCGAAGGTGGTTGGCCCTTGGCCAGACAAAGATTAGCTGAAATACAACTAGAAATATTAGGTAAAGGTGCTGTTGGCGTTGGCTGGGTAATTAGTTTTCCACAAGCAGATAGGATGGGAGGTGATGAAGATTTTAGTAGGTCTTTAGGCTACGCTCCATCTGTAATAGCTATGTTTGAGGACGGTCAGGGTAAATATCCAGAATCAACTGGCACAGTTGTCATGGGTGAGGATAATGGTGGTATAGTATCTTTGGGAGTTAAGGAAAACCTGAACACTCTGAAAAATAATACATTACAGGGTTTAGCCATTGCTCCCACTGACATAGACCAACTTGTTAGAAGAATCCCTTTATTAGTAAAAACCCCTGAAAACGAGTGGATTCCTAGTTTTGGTACACAAATATATAAAGCTTTATTTAATGTTAAAACTTATATTATAAAAACTAATGATAATGGTATATCAGAAATATCAATAAGAGGAATACCACCTGTTAAAACAGATAGCTTTGGTCGCAAATGGATTAGTTGGGTAGATACGCCACAAACTGATTTACAAGAAATGGAAGTAAATGGCAAGTTTGTATTTGTTGGTGTTACTGCAAATGGCGTAATGCCACAAGTAGCTACTCCAGTTGGATTACTAGAACCACACAAGATTCAAGCAGCACTTGCTGAGTCTATACTTATACAAGACAGTCCATTTATACCTGATTGGGCAATAGCAGTAGAGCTTATTATATTTTTAGTTACAGTGAGTCTTATATGGCTTGTTTTAATACGCTTTGGGATTACATGGGGAATTATATTAGGTTTGGGTATTATGGCTTCTACTGGCTCTATTGGATATTACCTTATAAAAACAAACCTACTTGTTGATGTTACCTGGTCTTTAATTTCACAGTTTGTTACGGGCACCACAGCATTTTACATAAGATTTAGAGAGCAGTTTAAGTTAAGACTGCAAATTAAAAAACAGTTTGAACACTATCTTGACCCACGACAAGTCAAAAAATTACAAGATAATCCTGATTTGTTAAAACTTGGCGGTGAAAAAAAATACTGCACGTTCTTGTTCACCGACGTCAGGGGATTCACAAATTTGTCCGAGAAGTTAGAGCCTGAACAGGTAACAGACATTATGAACAAAGTATTAACTGCACAAGTTACTTGCATACAGGCACATGGAGGAATGGTAGATAAATTTATAGGTGATGCATGTATGGCAATATTTGGAGCACCATTAGATTTAGACGAACACGAAAAAAGAGCAGTGGCTTGTGCTCAAGATATGCGTACTGCAATAAGACAGCTACAAAAAGAACTACCAGAAAAAATAGCTATTGGTATAGGTGTAAACTCTGGTGAGGCTGTAGTAGGTAATATGGGTTCTAATACAAGGTTTGATTTTTCTGCTATTGGCGATGCAGTAAATGTCGCTGCAAGATTAGAGTCTGCAACAAAAGAAGCTGGTGTTGACATCTTAATTGGCGAAAATACTGCAAAAAATTGTAAAAATGTATTAAAATTACCAAAACCTATTAAAGTAAAAGGTAAAACGAAGGCTTTACAGATATGGACAGTTTAAAAAAATTTGTTAAATGGTTTATATCTTTATTTCAAAACAGGTACAAAATTACTGTTTCGTTTAATAAGGAATATGGTGACTCAGATGATAGAACTTACACATCAAAAAAAATTATAGTGCAAAAAGAAAAGCACCTAAAGTTTAAAGATGAAAACAATAAATTAATTGAGTATAGAAGCTCATCTGGTCTGAATTATATTATTGAGGACGCTTAATGCAACAAGTATTTATAGGCATAATATTATTTTTAGGTTTTACAACTTATTATTTGTTTAATGAAAACAAAACATTATCAGCTAACAATCTTGCATTAGAAGGAGCTATAGCTACACAAGAAGAGGCAATAGCGTCATTGCAAAATGATTTTGCATTGCAAACTACAGAGTTGCAAAACATGACGGTAAAAAGCCAAGCAGCACAAAGAGAACTAAATAGATATTCAGAATTTATTAAAAACTACGAACTGAGTGACAAAATTATAGGTGACCCAGTTGACATGCAAAGGAAGATAAATAATGGTACAAAACATATCATGGAAGACATTGAGAACATCAGCGCTACTGTTGATGACCTTGATGATGGCTTGCAGTTGCAGTCTACTTCCGACTAAACAAATAGAAGTAACTGCTAAACCTATGGATAGAACCATAGTGCAACCTGTTATGCCTAGAGAAATAGACCTTAAAGAGGTTAGATGGCTGACCATAACGCCAGAAAACTATGAAGAGCAGTTTGCTCTTATAGAAGACCAAGAAGGTGAGTTGGTATTTTTAGCTATGACTGTGCCAGATTATGAAACTATGGCTTACAACATGCAAGAAATCAAAAGGTATATAACTGAACTTAAGGATGTAGTGGTGTATTATAGAAAAGTAACTACAACTGCGGAGCAAGAAAATGAGTAATTTACCAGAGGCATTTGTATATAAATGTAAACTTAAAAAAGTTATAGACGGCGACACAGTAAGATTAGAAACTATTGATTTGGGATTTTCTGTGCAATTACATAATAAATCCGTTCGTTTAAATGGGATTGATACACCTGAGAGCCGCATCAATATTAAAAAATATCCAGAACGGACAAAAGAAAAAGAATTAGGGTTACTAGCCAAACAAAAATTGAAAGAATGGCTAGTAGGTGATATAACACTTAAATCTTATGGAACAGATAAATATGGAAGAGTTTTAGGTGACATATTCTGCAATAAAGGAAATATTGCTGAATTGCTTGAAAAAGAAAGTCTTGCCGTACCTTATTTCGGTGGGACAAAAACAAAAAAATGGGGAGAATAATATGAATATTTCACAAGAAGGTTTAGCGCTAATTAAAAAATTTGAAGGCTGTGAATTAGAAGCTTACAAATGTGCAGCTGGAGTATGGACAATCGGTTATGGTTCAACTAAAGGAGTCAAAGATGGTGACAGCATCACACAAGCAGAAGCAGACAAATTATTACTGCATGAAATGGAAGAATATGAAGGCTATATAAATGAACTGGTTGAGAATAAATTAAAACAAAACGAATTTGATGCATTAGTGTCGTGGGTTTTTAATCTAGGCCCAGCTAATTTAAAAAGCTCTACTTTATTGAAGGTATTAAATAGTTCACATCCAGATTGGAATGATATTCCTGCACAAATCAAAAGATGGAACAAAGCTGGTGGTAAAGTTTTACAAGGTCTTATAAGAAGAAGAGAAGCAGAGGCCTTACTATTTGAAGGTAAAGAATGGCACGACGTTTGACGATGTGTAATACTAGCATAAGGCGTTTACGCTTAGAGCTAGGTTGCAAAAGTTATCGTCGCTACCTTGTGACTTAGCTCGTTTATGAAAGATGTCTCATTTAAAGATTTTGATATTCTTTCTGAACAGGATAAATCAGAAGCCGTAGCTTTATTACAAAGATACGACCAGCTTGAAAAACAAGACGACTGCCAAAATGATTTTATAAGTTTTCTTAATCACATGTGGCCTGATTTTATTGAAGGCAGACATCATAAAATAATTGCAGACAAATTTAATCGTATAGCAGAAGGCAAACTGAAACGTTTAATTGTATGTTTACCACCCAGACACTCTAAATCTGAATTTGCATCAACATTTTTTCCTGCATGGATGATGGGAAGACGTGGCAACTTAAAAATTATACAAACAACACACACAGCTGAATTAGCAGTGCGATTTGGTCGTAAGGTAAGAAACATAATTGACAGCACAGAATATCAACACATTTTTCCAGATTTAAAACTACAAGCAGATAACAAATCAGCTGGTCGTTGGACAAGTAACCAAGAGGGTGAGTTTTTCGCAGCTGGTGTTGGTGGTGCAATTACAGGTCGTGGTGCTGATTTATTAATAATTGATGACCCTCATAGTGAACAAGATGCTTTGTCACCTAAATCTTTGGAATCAGCTTATGAATGGTACACATCTGGTCCTAGACAGCGTTTACAGCCTGGAGGCATTATAGTAATAGTTATGACTAGATGGAGTACAAAAGACTTGGTTGGAAAAGTTTTAAAAAAACAAGGCGATGAAAATGCAGACAAATGGGAGGTAGTAGAGTTTCCTGCAATTATGCCAGAATCAGATAAACCTCTTTGGCCAGAGTTTTGGAAAAAAGAAGAATTGTTAGGAGTAAAAGCATCATTACCTATATCTAAATGGAATAGCCAATGGATGCAAAATCCGACAGCAGAAGAAGGCTCCATAGTAAAAAGAGAGTGGTGGAATAGATGGGAGGATGAGGACGTGCCCTCATATAGCTATGTAATACAAAGCTATGATACTGCTTTTTCTAAAAAAGAGACTGCGGACTACTCAGCGATTACTACTTGGGCAATTTTTAACCGTGGCGATGAAAACAACGACGAAATAATTTTATTAGATGCAAAAAGAGTTAGATGTGATTTTCCTGAATTAAAAAAACTTGCTTTAGAAGAATATAGGTATTGGGAACCAGACTGTGTTTTGATTGAAGCAAAAGCTTCTGGAACACCCCTTACACACGAACTAAGACGCATGGGCATACCAGTTACATCTTATTCACCTAGTAGAGGACAAGATAAAATAGCACGTATGAATAGTGTTGCACCTATATTTGAGTCTGGAATGGTTTGGGCACCCGAAGATGATTTTGCAGATGATGTTATAGAGGAAATGGCATCTTTTCCATTTGGTGATTATGACGATTTCTGTGATAGTGCTACAATGGCTTTGATGAGATTTCGTCAAGGTGGTTTTATATCTTTGTATGAAGATTATCAAGATGAAGTGAAACTACTAAGTAAAAATAGGACGGTTTACTATTGAAGACTTTTGCAACTATTTTTGAGTGGGATGGTGTTCAACACACAGGACCTTTGATACATGCAGAAAATTTTGAACAAGCAAAATTAATAGCAGAATATCATGGCCTTTTGATTGATGGTGAATTAGAGGCTATTATAGGAAGTGAAATAGGTTTGGAATCAAAAACAAACAAAAGGGTAATACATTAATTATGGCTATAGACAAACAATTAGGAACACAAGACGACCCAGATATTAGAAGAACTGGCTCAGCTGTCGAAATAGTACCAGAAACTACTAGAGACGAACAAATAGCGGCTGCTGCACAAATACTGGTTGACGAAGAGCAAGTTTTAATAGACGAAGAAATAACTCCAGAAGCACAGCCAGAAATGAGTTTTGATGCTAACCTCGTAGATTTTATAGATGAAAACACTTTAGAAAAAATAGCAAGTGATTTACTAGACTCTATTAGCGGAGATAAAGAGTCAAGAAGTGAATGGGAAAAAACATATACTGACGGTCTAAAATATTTAGGTATGAAGTTTGACGAAACTAGGTCACAACCTTTTGAAGGCAGTTCTGGTGTTGTGCATCCAATTTTGGCAGAAGCGGTTACTCAGTTTCAAGCACAAGCTTATAAAGAAATGTTACCAGCCAAAGGTCCAGTAAAGACTGAGATTATAGGCGCTAGAACCATAGAAACAGAAAACCAAGCTGAAAGAGTCCAAGAATTTATGAATTATTATATTCTTAATAAAATGGAAGAGTATGACCCTGAGCTTGACCAAATGCTTTTTTACTTACCTTTAGCTGGTTCCTGTTTTAAAAAAATATATTTTGATTTTGTTTTAAATCGAGCGGTAGCTAAATTTATTGCACCAGAAGATTTAATAGTGCCATACGAGGCTACAGACATAAGTTCAGCTGAAAGAATTACACATGTAATAAGCATGTCATCCAATGAAATTAAAAAACAACAAGTTACTGGTTTTTATGCGAACGTAGACATCGGCTCTGGCAGTTATAGTGAAGATATGTCAGATATATCAGAGGCCATAGATGAGATACAAGGTGTTTCTTCTTCATATAAAGAAAATAGAAATAGAACCGTATATGAAGTGCATACAGTGTTGGATGTAGAGGGTTTTGAAGATTTAAACCAAGATGGCTCAGAAACAGGACTAAAGTTACCATATATTGTAACTATCGAAGAAGACTCACAGCAAATACTATCAATTAGAAGAAACTACCAACAAAACGACCCACTTAAAAATAAAATAAATTATTTCGTGCAGTACAAGTTTTTACCTGGTCTTGGATTTTATGGTCTTGGGTTATCTCACATGATTGGTGGACTATCAAAAGCTTCAACATCTATACTAAGACAACTTATTGACGCTGGTACTCTTGCTAATTTACCTGCTGGTTTTAAAGCTAGAGGTATGAGAATTAGAGACGAGGACGACCCATTACAACCAGGTGAGTTTAGGGATATAGATACCACTGGCGGCTCTCTAAGAGAAAACCTAATACCACTGCCAATAAAAGAACCAAGTAACGTTTTGATGCAACTTTTAGGCATTTTGGTTGACTCTGGAAAGCGTTTTGCAGCAATAGCTGATATGAATGTTGGTGACATGAACCAAGCCATGCCAGTTGGAACAACCGTTGCTTTACTAGAACGTGGCACAAAAGTTATGAGTGCAATCCACAAAAGATTGCATTATGCACAAAGGATGGAGTTTGGTTTGCTTGCAAAAGTTTTTAGCGAGTATTTACCGCCAGTATATAACTATCAAGTCGGTTCTGGTTCACAAGAAGTAAAACAAATGGACTTTGATGACAGAGTTGACATTATACCCATATCTGACCCAAACATATTTTCACAAAGTCAAAGAGTCACATTAGCACAAGAATTATTGCAAATGGTGCAGTCTAATCCAGAAATACATGGACCAATGGGTATTTATGAAGCATATAAAAGAATGTACTCAGCTTTAGGTGTTGATAATGTAGATGCTTTATTACAACCACCTCCAGATATGACACCTAAACCAGTAGATGCTGGGCAAGAAAATGCTGGATTACTTTTAGGACAACCTGCTCAAGCTTTTCCAGAACAAAACCATGAGGCGCATTTAGAAGCACATAAAAGCCTATTTTTAACAGAAATTGTAAAACAAAGTCCACAAGTACAAGCTTTAATAATAAGTCACTGTATGCAACATTTACAATTTTTAGCAGGACAAATGGCACAAGAACAGATGCCACCAGAAGTCCTACAAAGAATACAAGAAATTCAAGCACAAATGCAACAAGTAAGTCCAGAAGAGGCCGCACAAATACAACAGCAAATACAAATGATTGTTGAACAATATAGTTCATCTATCATGGCTGAATTAACAAGCGAATTTTTACAATCAATAGGCGTAGGTGGCAGCGAAGACCCATTAGTTGATATAAGAAAAAGAGAACTTGACCTAAAAGATAAAGAGTTAGATATGGAATCTGACCAATTTGATGTAAAACAAAATCAAAGACAACAAGAAAAAATGATGGATAGCCAATACCAACAGCAAAGACTAGATGTGCAAAAACAAATAGCAGATGATAAACTTGATGTGGCTATTAATAGACTTAAACAAAATGCTGACTTAAAATTATTAGAGTTAGAAAATAAAATACGGGGAATACAATGACAACATCATATAAATTAGAAGCCATAGCAAAATTAAAAGCTGAAAAAAAACAAATGCGCCAGCAAGAAGCTATGGAATTAAAACAACAACAAGAAGCAGAAGGTAAAGCGCATCAAGAAAATATGGCTAGAATTGCAAAGAAGATGGCTATAATTAACGGCGAACAAGTTGTGGAAGAAAAACCTAAAAAACAAGTTAAAAAAACACAACCAAAAAAAACAACTGCAAAAAAACCAGTTGCAAAAAAACCAGTTGCAAAAAAAAAGACAACTAAAAAAACAAAATAAATGGACGATATAGAATTAATAGAAAAAATTAAAAGAACCATATCTGAAAGAGAGCTCCAAATACAAGAAACACTAATGTCTGGTGGATTAAAAGATATTGAACATTATAAATATTTGCAAGGAGAGCTTTCTGCTTTATACTATATTGCAAATGCAATTAGTGACATAGGCAAAGATATATGACAGATGTTCAAAAAAATAATGTAATGGCAAAAAAACTAGCAGAAGCTTACGTTGAGCCAGATGCGATAGTTTTAGACCCAGATAAATTAGATAAAACAATTTTAGATAGGATGCCTCAACCAACAGGTTGGAGAATGTTAGTTTTACCTTATGCTGGTAAAGCAAAAACAGACGGTGGTATTTTACTTACAAAACAAACAACAGACCGCGAAAGCCTAGCTACAGTAGTGGCTTATGTGGTAAAAAAAGGACCGCTTTGCTTTAACGACAAAAAACGATATGGCGATACTCCGTGGTGTGAAGAAAAACAATGGGTTTTAATAGGGCGTTACTCTGGCTCTAGGTTTAAACTTGAAGATGGTGCAGAGGTCAGAATCATTAATGATGATGAAGTTATAGCCACCATTCTTAATCCAGATGATATAGTGAGCTTATGACGATAGAAAATGAAAACAAACAAATTCAACCAGAGGTTGAAGAAATACAAGTAGAGGTTACTGATTCTGAATCACAGGTAGCGTCTCAAGATGCTTCTAGTGAAGATGAACTTGAAAATTACACAAAAGGTGTATCAAAAAGAATTAATAAATTAAATGCTAGAAAAAGAGCTGCTGAGGAAAAAGCACAAGCTTTAGAACAAGCATTGCAACAAAAAGAAGCTGAGGTACATAATTATTATCAGCACGCAGTGCAAGCACAACAAAGTTCTTTAGAAAAAGATGAAGAATTAATGTCTATAAAAGAGCGTGAAGCAAACGAATTGTTTAAAAAAGCGCATGAGTCTGGTGATGCTGAAATGATTTCTAAGGCAGACAGTCTTAAAAATGAAGTTTCTATACAAAAAGAAAAAGTAAGAATAGCAAAACAAAGACAAACAGATTCTTATAGTCAAGCACAAGCTCAAACTCAAGTGCAGCCACAACAACAAGTGCAGCCACAACAACAAGCAGGCCCAACACAAGAAGCTTTAGATTGGGCATCTGAAAACAAATGGTTTGGTGAAAATGCAGAAGCAACACAATATGCTCAATTTACGCATGTAAATTTAGTTAATGAAGGATTTGAACCAGATTCAAATGAGTATTACAATGAATTAAACCAAAGAATTGGTAAAGTTTATCCCGATTTAAAATCGGATAATGCTGAACAAAGTGAGGGCAGACCCGCTGTGCAAAGAGTCGCCTCAGCCTCCGTAGGAGGTCGGCAAAAAACACAAGGCAAAAAGAACGGTGTGCAATTTTCAAAAACAGAAGTTGACAGACTCCGTGGATTAAAGCCATACGGCATGACAGAAGACGCTTGGCTAAAATCCGTTGCTAAAGAAAAACAACGCATTGCATCTAGGGAGGCAAAATGACAACAGAAGAAAATAATGAAATGACACATTCCAGAAATTCCCGTGAATCCGAGCAACACGCTAAAAATACTCGTAGACAACCATGGCGACCAGTAAGAAAACTTGAAACTCCTCCGCCACCAGAAGGATACGAATATCGTTGGATAAGAGAATCCATGCTAGGGCAAGAGGACAAGGCAAATGTAAGTAGAAGAATTAGAGAAGGATGGGAACTCGTAAGAGGAACAGACTTACCTAGTGAATATGCTTATCCTACTGCCGATGAAGGTGCACATGCTGGTCTTGTTTATAGTGAAGGACTTTTATTAGCAAAAATACCTATCGAAACAAAGGAACAACGTAATGAATATTACGAAGACCAAACCCGTCTTAAAAAAGAGGCTTTAGATAACAATATGTTTTCTGATGCCAAAAAAGATGGTAGATATGTTAAGTATGATGCTGATAGAAGGTCTAATGTTACTTTTGGTAAAAAGTAACAATCATATTTAGGAGAATATAAAAATGGCTAATAAAGATAGCGCATTTGGATGTAAACCTGTTCGTATGATGGGCGGAGCACCCTATTCTGGCGGTCAAAGCCGATATAGGATTGCTAGTGGAGCTACAACACCTATCTTCCAAGGTGACTTGGTAACTCAGCTTACAGCTGGGGTTATAGGTAGACACGCCGCAACTGGAACCGTTCCGATTGTTGGAGTGTTTAATGGTGTTCAGTACACTGACCCAACCACAGGCGAACAAGTGTTTAAAAACTATTATCCTGGAAGCATCGCTGCTTCTGATATAATAGCAAGCGTCGTTGATGACCCTAATGTTGTTTTTGAAATTCAAGGAGACGCAGCAATGCCTGTGGCAGACTTGTTTGGAAATTTTGACATTGTTGATGGTTCACCAGTTGGCGATACTTCATCTGGGATTTCTAATACTGAAATTGCAGTCAGCACTGGTAATACCACTGCTACTCTGCCTTTGAAAGCGTTAGACATATCTCAGGACCCTGATAACGATGATGTTTCATCATCAAATACTAATGTCCTTTGTGTCATACAGAATCATATCTGTGGACAAAAAGGTGCTGGTTTAGCATAAGGAGATAAATAATGGCAATTTCAAGAGCACAATTAGCGAAAGAGCTAGAGCCTGGTCTAAACGCACTTTTTGGGATGTCCTATGATGAATATAACGAGGAATATAAAGATATTTTCGTTATTGAAGATTCTAATAGAGCATTTGAAGAAGAGGTCTTGGTAACAGGGTTTGGTTCCGCACCACTTAAGTCCGAAGGACAAGGGGTTCAATTTGACAACGCATCTGAAAGTTACAGTGCACGTTATACACACGATACAGTGGCGTTAGCGTTTGCTTTAACAGAAGAAAGTGTTGAAGATAATCTCTATGACTCACTCGGAAAAAGATATGTTAAAGCATTAGCAAAATCAATGGCTAACACTAAGGAAGTCAAAGGTGCTGATGTTTTAAATAATGCTTTCTCATCTAGCTTCACAGGAGGCGATGGTGTATCACTTATTAACACTGCACACCCACTTTCAGGTGGTGGTACAGCTGCGAACAGAGCTACTACTATGGCTGACTTAAATGAGGCTTCATTAGAAGACGCATTAATAGATATTTCAACCTTTACAGATGATAGAGGTTTAACAATTTCTGTGCAGGCGGACAAACTTGTGGTTCCACCACAATTAGTGTTTGTAGCTGACAGAATTTTAAACTCTCAGCAAAGGTCTGGAACAGCTGATAATGACATTAACGCAATTAAAAACACAGGTGTATTACCTGGTGGTTATGCAGTTAATCATTATCTTTCTGACCCAGATGCTTTCTTCATCCTTACATCTGTTAATAGCTCAGGCGAAGGTCTAAAAATGTTCCAAAGGTCTCCAATGGAAACCTCTATGGAACCAGACTTTTCTACTGGCAATATCAGATATAAAGCAAGGGAAAGATATAGCTTCGGTTTCTCTGATTGGAGAGGAATCTACGGCTCACAAGGTGCATAGTTAGAAGTCGTAATACACTTTATTACTCAGTATTACAATAAAAGGGCCAGTTTAGGCCCTTTTTTTTGTCCAAAAAAAGTTAAATTAATTGTTGTAAATAGTTGTAAATAGTTGCAAATAAGTGTAATATAAAGATATGGGAAATTTAATTGTTAATCAAAAAGGAGGAAAAATGATTGAGATATACCATGCAACAGAATTTGGAAACAATGAAAAGCCTTATGAACATGTGGCTTATTTAGACACTAACTCTGTTCAAGAAGCTTTTGCGGCAACGCAGAATATTGATGATAGTTGGTGCAGCTGGGATAACAAAAGAAGCACGTCTTCTGGGGATGTCTTGGTTTGTGATGGGGTAGCACATTTTCTAGTTCCAATGGGTAATGGGCCTAGAGGTAATAAGGTATATGAAAACTGGGGTGATACAGAAGTTATTAATAACTTTGATGTAAATGGATTTATTTATAACGGTGAATTTAAGGAGGCAGTATGAAATTAATAACTAAAGAAATCATGGATAAGCTTAAAGCAAATCCTAGAGGGCATGATAATAACAAACCATGGCTTAAGTTATTTAATCCAGTTGGTGCAGCAACTTGGTTAATATCAGAAATTGGAGACGATGGAGATACTTTATTTGGACTATGTGATTTAGGATTTGGTCATCCTGAGCTGGGTTCTGTAAGTTTGAGTGAAATAAAAAATGTTGATTTACCTTTTGGTATGAAGATTGAAAGAGATACCAGTTGGGAACCAACTAAAACAGTGGTTGAATATGCAAATGAATGGAGGGCAATATGACATTTGATAATAGAGAATATCTAAACAACGAACTTAAAAAAGCAAGAGCGGTGTTAAGAGGTTTGGTGGCTGATACAGTAGCTAATGATGGTGATTTAAGGTCTGATATGATTGTTAGACAGGAAGAAACTGTAATTAGATTTGCTGACGCTGTAAATCAAATTGATGAAGAAAGAAAATACGGTGAATAAATAAAATGAAAACAATAACTAAAATATTTGTAGACATGGACGGTGTTCTCGCTGACTTTGTAAGAGGAGTGCAAGGGCCTAAATACTTAAATGGTCCCCTAGTCAGCGAGAATACTTATGATGATAGAAAGGTTGAGCTATCTAATAAAGGTCTCTTTGCAGATTTACCACCTATGGCAGATATGTATTCTTTAATTGAATATGTAAAAAACTTTGGAGTCGATTGGGAAATACTTACCGCATCAGGTGTACTAAACAGAACAAAAGTAGTGCAAGACAAAATCTATTGGATTAAAAAACAT